TACTCATGCGGAATTTCTTGGTTACCTATGCATATCAAAAAACTAGTATTTATGCGGATTTCAAAGCTCCC